TGAAGGTACTGTTGGTAGGTCGTGTCCTTTTGTAAGATTAGCAATAGTAATCTTCTTAGAAGTACCACCATCGTTAATTAATACTTCTTCTGAGCCTGTTGTACTCGTTAGTTCTGTTAGTGCCGATACTTTTGTAGTTGCCATCTGTTACTCCGTTATAATGTATGCGTATGGTGTGTGTTCTGCTAAGATATAAGAACCATTCTCTGCTAAAATTTCCTGTGCAGTTGTGAATACAGGGTCTGTGAATCTTTCTTCTTGTCTTCTATTGGCTAAGATAGTTAATAATTTATGTCTCTTCCAGTGACCTCTTCTTATAGGTGGAAATCGTTTAACTAAACTAGAGAATGTGCCACGCTTGGCCATTAAAGTCTATCCTCAGCCATCTTACGACCTATACGTCTACGTTGTTTAAGAGAGGCTAACTCATCATTAACAACCTCCACTAGAGGAGCAAATGATATACGTTTAGCTATTGATTGCTTCTTATTTATTTTTCCTGTCTGTATCTCTACCTTCTTTGTTTTAACTAACTTCTTTAAATCGCCAGGTGTCGACATAAGACCAGTATGGTCAGCTTCTTTAATTGTTGTAGGGGTGTTACCTTTACTGTGTACTTTACTTTTTAATTCCTTACCTGTCTCTACTGTAGGGTTGGAATAAGATTTATCTTTTACTGGGTCTAAATCTTCTTCGGGCTGTATCATCTCATCCAGCATTTGCTGTATTTCATCCACTTCCGAATCAAAATCAACTTCTGGTTCTTTAAATTCTAAACCATTCTCTTGTAAGAATAACTCAATATCTTCCGGAGTTGCTCCAGGGTTCTCTAATTTATAAGCCTTCTCTACTAATTGATTATAAATCTTAGCTATCTTTTCTTTTATCTTGTCTAACTCTAATCCAAAAGAAGAGTCTTCAAATAAGTCTTGTATGAACATAAGTCCTCTAATAATTAGTTAAACAAAACCCCCTCAGGTTTTAAGTGAAGGGGTAGAGTTTAACTAACTACTATCTGTCAGTTACAAACGCAAAGCCAGAAGTATTACGTAATTCACCCACACCATATATAGTATCAGAAGTAAACAAGTCACCTAAGTGCTCTTGCTTATACTGAGTCTGTGAACGTACACCCATCTGCTCAGCTAACGCTAACGCATCTTTGTGTAGCAATAGGCCGATATCGTGAACAGTAGCTCCTAACGAAGTAGTAGTTCCCATATTGTTTGTGATGTAAACATCTACACCATAAATCATACCAACTTTACCAGTCTTGATTGCATCACCTGAACCAATATAAGCTTGCTCAGTGAAACGAGAAAGGCCTAATAGGTCAGTGTACTGACGTGGAGTTAAAACAAAAGCACGACCATCTTGTGGTACGTCAGCTAAGTCTAACTTTTCAATCATACCACGGATAGCTGCATCACCACCAGAAGCTAGAGAGATTGCATTACCAGCACTTGTTAAAGCAGTACGGTCCCAATCAGCTAGAACACCAGCCGTTGAAAACACCTGTGCCTTATCCCAACCAGCAGTACCAGTAGTACCATTACCACTATTCAAGTTAGCCGCTGCATTAAACAAGTCATTATCAACTTGAGTAGCTAGAGCATAACCTGCATCTTCAGTATAGAACTTACGCATAGATGATAAGCCTTGTACTTCTACGATGTCTTCAATCATTACTGAATATTCGTAATGCTTATCAATACTTAAGTTAGTAACTCCGTGAGTATCACCTTGAATCTTAACTTGAGCATTCTCACCTTTAGCCGTAGCTGAACCACGCACTGGAGTAGGGATATGAATAGTATCACCTTTCTTGCCTTTATGATTAATAGTTGTTACTAGATTCGCTAGTACCAAGTTCTTTTTGTAACCTGCAATTACTTCATCAGACCACAGTTCTGGAATGAACTGAGCACCTGTAGTTACGGTTTGGTTATTTGTACCAATTACACCTGTTGCCATTTTATTTTCCTCTTATTATTATTATTATTTTACCCGCCCTTCTGAATATGCCTGATAGATTTCATCTGCCAGTGAGTCATATCGTCTAGGGTCGGTTTGTTTTAAACGTATCAAATCAGCCCTACGGTAGATTTTTTTACCTGCTGTGGATTCACCTGAAGCTCGTGATACTCCTTTACCTGTCTTCAAAGCTTCCTTCCTATTAGACTCTTGTTCCGCATTAACCTCTTGTGTCTTGGAAATCATTTGACGTTCTTTCCAATTCGTAATTAGTTCATCTGCGGCATCAAAGTTATATTGGTCTGCCTCTTGATACAAGCGTTGTCGTATCTTACTTCCGTTTATCCACTCCTGAAATCCTCCATCACTAATGATTTTTTGGAAGTCAGGATGTGTTTTCTCGAGTTGCTGTGCAGTCATATTAGCTTGTTGCTGTTGTGTCTGTGCAGTAAACTCTTTGAACTTCGGATGATTCTCTATAATTTTCCTTACCGAATCCTCGGGGTTATCATAGAAGTCCATCTCTGGTTCTGTGCTGGTAGTATCTGTTGTTGGTTGGCTTAACTGTTGTTGTAGATATGTATCAGTTAATTTACGTAACTCTCCAATTTCCTGTCCCTTACGTCCTAATTCTTTCTCTAGGTTTTCGTAAGCATCAGCTATATCAGCTGCGGACTTTCCTTGGAATTTAGATGGAAGTTCTGGTTCTTCTGAAACCGCTTCTATCTCTTCTACTGGTTCAACGGTATTATCTAACGTATCTTCCAGTGTTACTTCGTTTACTTCTTCTTGTTCTACGACCTCAGGGTCAACTACTCTGCTACTCATATTGCTTTCTCCGTCTTATAATAAGATTGTGGATTTATAAAATGTTGGGGCTAGTCTATTCGTCTAGATTGTCCAACGCTAGTTTGGTGCTTTCTTCCATATTAACAAACATATTTAGGAAAGACACCTGTCCTTTACGTAAGTGTAAAGTGTTTAGGTCCTCGATATCATAGATTTTCTCTAACGATTCTGCTAGTTGTGAGAACTCTTCAGTGAGTCCTCGCCAGCCATCGTGTTGAAATAAATCTAAACGTTTCTCGAGTAATTCTTTATCCGTCACGCTACTCTTGCCTTAGCTAAGTTAAGTAGTGTTTCCGATTGTAGGTGTTCAACTTCAGGAATATTTCTCATAGTCTCTGAACGTGTGTGCTCAAGCTTAGCCATCTTCTCAGCTAACTCTAACTGTTTCTTAGCTAGTGCTTCTTGAGATACTTTATCACCTGCATCTACTTGTAATTTCTGTGTCTGTGCATATACCTTACCAATCTCTGCCTCTAACTCTGCATTCTCCAACATAGCTTTTTGCATCTCTATTTGTTTTGCTTGTTGTTCTTGAGGATTAGGTTGTAGCATTTGTTGTACTGCTGCGACTAATTCGTTTCTATTATTAAGAGAACTGTTCTCAAAGATACTAGTTAGGATAACACCAAAGGCCGGTGAGCTCTGAGGGACCATACTCAACATCTGAATCATCTGAGTAGTCTCTAATTCCTTAGCCATAATACCTAATGAACTGTAAGGAATAAACTTATAGTCTACTACTGGGTATCTTTGTGGGTCGAATTGGATTCTTCTCCACACTACTTTGTTAATCATAGGAACCAAGAAACTATCTTGGAAGTTCATCAGTGTCCTCTTCTGGCGTTTAATTGATGCCGCCTGTAACATACTCATTCCTGAGGCGGTAGAGTTACGAGGGTTGGACATATTGCTATTGGCAGTATCCATAGCACCTGTGCCCATCTGTACCATTCGTTCTAGCTCTGCGGATTCTGTGAAGGTAGAGTTGGCTAGGCTACCGAAGTTCAACGGCATCAAAACGGATTTAGGGTCTCCATTAGTAAGAATAGTCTTACCTGGTCTGATGTCAAACTTAGTACCTCTCGGTAATCTAGTGGCATCTAACCCCATCATAGGATGTGTAGTTAACGCAAGAGTATCAATACGAGCTCTTAGCTCTGCATCAAGGGCCTTTTGTGGGTTATAACCTTTCTCTGTGACACCTCTACCCCAGAACTTACCTGGTACTCTGTCGTGTTGATATGATACAAAGGGTCTGTCCTTCATCATATATGGATTCTCTACTGCTCTTAGAACAACGGAATCATTAGCAATTGTTACAACTGCTTCTATTAATTCATCGTCTTCGTAATCAAACTCTTCAGATTCGCTCGCACTTTTCTTAAGAAACTTCTTAGGGACGAGACCCCAATACTCAACGATTTTAACTTTATCATCCTCATTAGTAGAGGCAGAACTTTCATCATCGAACCCAAAGTCCGCTTTGTCATAACTACCAATTGGTTTGTCTTCATATACTCCACCCTTAATTCCTTGTGTAATTTGATACCTAGGTTTAATTACAATATGTGCAACACCTAAGGCCTCGTTGATATCAGTAGCAGTAGGGTCAATAACAAACTCTCTTGGTGATACTGGCTCTAATTTAACACTAATATATGGTACTTCAGTTGTGCCTCTAGAGGTTGTTAGTGTACCAGGTACTTGTTGTTCACTAGGTACTACCTCAATATCCTCAGATATAATTAATTTACCAATACCTGTACCGTAAATAGCTGCATTAAGTAAACATTCAGCAATAGCTGGCTTTGTCTTGTCCTTTTCTAAGTCTTCGTGTAGTAACTTACGTATATATTCTACATCTGAACTATCCTGGTCCAACATATCATCTTGGATATCAAACCATCTCTCTCTCCCAAACGTAGCTTCCTCTAACTCTGCAACAGTTGCCTCAATAGCCTGTTGGGTAGCAGGGGAAATAAGACGAGACTTCTCTGATTGACGTGTCTTGTCTTCTTCTGACCAAACACCACGCCATATACGGTAGTATTCATCCCAGTTCTTAGCATAATTAGAGTCTCTGTGTTCTTCCCAGTTCTCTACTCTCCCTAATACCCACTGTCTAAGTGGAGTCATAGGGTCGTTGTAACTTAAGCTATCTTTAATCATTAATATCCTGCTATTGCATCCATAGGTTCCCACTCATCTAACTCAATACTTGTTGCATAGTCCGCAACACTTACTTGGTCTATATATGCCAACGAATCAATCAAGTCATCGTGGCTAAGTGGAGAAGGAAAGTCCATTAGTTGTGAAATAAAGGGACCATTCCAATCTGCCTTCCTTAATTTAATCTTACCGTGCTCTAATCTACCTTGTAGGGACCACGTAATTCTATCAATCTTTCTTTTACCACCGTGAGTAACATCAGTTATGTTAACCCACCTGCTCTTGCTTCTCATCTCGTCTTCTAAGTAAGGCATAATGGCATTCTTTAATGCACCTGATTCAATACCTACTGATGCTGCCTCACAATCTACTGCGGCATTAAGGATTCTTGTGGCAGTTTCTTTAATACCCCACCTACCGTGGTAAATATCCTTAACTAACCACTCATCACCTACAATCTTTACTACTGATATTGCAGTTTCATCAAGCTTACTTGACTTTAAACCTCTTTCCTTACTGGCTGCTTCAAACCCTGCCGGGTCTACTGAGACCACGTAGTGTCCTATTGTACCTTCTTTAAAGTCCTTCTCGTCCTCTACGTACTTTATCCACTCTTCCTTGAAAATACCTCCACTGAAGCTTTCAAAGGTGGCCTCGAACTCTTGTCTAAAGGCCTGTGTGGACATACTACTCTTAGCGGTCTCTATTTCTTTAGGGTCCAGTAGGGGATTATCTACTGAGTTAAACTGGAATGCCTCCCACTCTCCCTTTTTGTCCTTTATGGCATCTACATATAACTTATAGAAGTGATTCTTACCAGCAGGTGTACCAATAAATAAAGCACCACCTTTAACATCAGCCAGTGTAGGTCGAATAATCATCTCCCATACTTCTGGTTTCATACTGGCGTACTCATCTAAAACTACATACTCTAGACCTACTCCTCGAAGTGTATCTGGTCTATCAGAGCCTTTAAGATAAATCTTTCTATCGTTTATTAATGTTAATACAGCTGTGTTCTCGTGGGCTGCTTTAATAACATCAGCCCCTAGTTCCTTCAACATCCCCCACATAATATCTTTAGCTTGTTGGAATGTAGGGCCTATGTAAAACACATCCTTACTGGTTGACTGTAGGGCCTTAATTAATAACACCCAAGCAGCTAACCTTGATTTACCAAATCTTCTTCCTGCCGCAACTACTTTAAATCTAGCATCACTTGTAAAGATTTCCATCTGGGCCGGGTGGAGTTTAACCTTTATGTCAGCCATTACTGACTACCTCTGCCTCAAATATCTCTTGTTCTTTCTTTTCTTTCTTCTCTATTGCCTTTACTGACTCAACAATAATATTAATACCTAAGTCTTGATGTTGATGTTTAATCTCTACTGCTTTATGTGCAGGTACAATTCTATCCATACACATCTTAAGGCAGTGTCTGTCCCCTTCCAGGGCCATCTCTATTACCTTCTCTACTATCTCAGGTCCTTTAGCGGATAATAATTCTCTACTAAGAGCTGTGTATTTGTTTACTGAACCTTTAGGTCTCCCTGCTGGGTTTAGTGGTGGAGCCCCTTTTTTCATTAAGGGATTACCTTTATTATTTCTTCTTCCGTCTGCCATTCCTTTGTCCTAAATAGGGAGGTGTTATAAAAACTATTAGCTTATACCTTTATTATACCATACTTTTCCTATAATAGCAAACTCTCTTCCCTTTCCAATATTAAATCTGTTACTTAAATAGAAGCCAAGTGGGAAATTATGACTCCTTTTATGGCCTTTTATGGTCATAAGTGGGACTTTGTGACCACTTAGGTTCAGGTAGGGTCCAGGTGGAATTAGCTTCTGATGTGCTATTGAGTCACCACACGTGTGTGTGTTGCGATAATGGGCCCCTCCCCGTGCCTCTGGTGGCTAAAAAAGGCCAGTGGTTTTACCAGTGGCTCCACGTGGCTAAAAGGGGCCAGTAGTGGACAGGTGTGGCCATAGGAATAACACAGGGCCAGTGAGTGTGTGTGGACAGGTGTGGATAATTATGGATATAAGTGACAGTGATTGTGGTTAATAGACCCACATAATGGCCCGCGTGTGTCCCATTAATAGCCAGTAAAGCCATACACAGCATAGTGTGTAGAGTATGTATAAATTAATTCATAATAAACCCACCTATTTAAAATAATGTGTGTATAATTATCACCATACACCAGCACAAAGGCTGTGTGTAGTATTTTAACAACAAAGGAGTAGTAAATATGAGACAGATAGCAAAAGCACAAACAGTGATTAAACAGTTAAATAAAAGGTTTAAAGGATTAAAGGCCGTGGACGGTTCGGAGTGGACAGGTAACGTTGAGGATAATGATTATATATGGCTAAAAGGTATGTATGAACAAGAGGAGACAGTATACAGCCCGTGGGGTGATATAGAGACTATGGAGCCTAGCCCTATGAATGAATTTTTACAGGCCAGAGGCTGGTTTATGGAGCCATACGACAGTATGACAGTGATGGCTTATAAAATATAACAAGGAGAAAATAATATGTTAATCAATAACTTAACACAGAATATTAAAACAATTAAACAGGCCACTGCAATAGTGGCTGGCTTAACCAGTACCAGTAAAATGCCTTCTAGTAGTTATTCAATACCGGCCAGTGCCTGTAATAAAGGCCAGCAGTTGAGAAAAATAAAAGGTAGTGTGTGTAGTACCTGTTATGCCTTAAAGGGCAATTACGTGAGATATCCTAAAATAGTAGAAGTACAATATAAAAGGCTGGACAGTATTAACAATCCGGACTGGGTTAATGCTATGGTATATCTTATTAATAATAAAAAGAATATAGTAGAGGCTGGTGTATTCAGATGGCACGATAGTGGAGATATTCAGGACCTGGAACACTTTGAAAAGATTTTAGAGGTAGTAAAGGCCACACCACAGGTTAAACACTGGATACCCACAAAAGAATCTAAACTAGTGAAACAATATAAAGGCCATATACCAGCTAATTTAGTCATACGGTTATCAGGGGCTATGATTGACGGTAAACCCCCTATATACTCAAATACGAGCACTGTAACCACTAATACAGAAGTGGCCACCTGTAGAAGTTTTGAGACACAGGGCCAGTGTGGAGACTGTAGAGACTGCTGGAACAAAGATATTAAAAATATATCTTATCTGTCTCATTAAATAGTATATAATACAATTATTAAAACAACAAAGGAGTGGTACAATATGGAATTATTTACAAATAAACAGCTGGATTTATTAAAAACACAGCACAGGGCGATGTATAAAATTGCAAAGGCAGTAGAAAAAGAGACGAACGTTCCCGATTTTGCAACGGACACACTGGATTTACTTATAAAATTAATAGAAGAGAATCAAAAGGTAATTGCAGTAGTTATTAAACCACTTAAAACAAAGGAGAAAAAATAATGTTTATTTATAAAACGGTATTTATAGAAACACAGAGCTTAAATAAAACAAAAAACCAGTTGGACGATAACGATGTGAGTTATAGCTATAGAGATATTGAATCAGGTGATGAGGTAGAAGTGGAGACATCAGAGGATAATATAAATATTTTAAAAAAGCTTGATATAATAACACAGGAAGAGTATAATCAATTATTGAGCGACGCAGTTGACTATATTTATTTATACTAAAAGGAGAAAATAAGATGGGTAATAGAGCGGTATTATGTCTGAGGGACAATAAAAAACAAAGATTCAGTAAGAATGCGGTGGGTATTTATGTACACTGGAATGGGGGAGAGGAATCTATAGAGGGTTTCTTAAAATCTACGAGAGAAATTATGGGGGATAGATTAGGCGATGTGTCTTATTCTAAAGCCCGTTTAATTCAGTATGTAGGCAACTTCTTTGGTGGTAATTTATCTACTGGTGTAGGTTTATGCGGTGAATTGGATTGCGATAATTGGGACAACGGTGTATATATTATTGATTGTAGCACCTTAACAGTAACAGGGAGAAAATATAATGAGTAGTAAATTAATGATGGAGTACAAAGAGGAGGTTATAAGTTTAACACTAGATGACCTAATAGACTATTATTTTAGTGATGAGCGAATAGAATATTATCAAATAGATGATGTCTATATGCTAGACAATAAAGGGAAACAGGTATATAATCCCCTTAAATATAAAATATTAGTTGAATTATCAGAGATAGAGGAGTAAATAAGATATGATTAAAAATACAGAATACAAAGATACAAAGGAATACACCACAATACCATTTAAAGACATTCAGATATTAGATTCTGAGCCGGTAGTGGTATCTAATCCATATAGCGGTGTACAGGTGACATTAACACCCACTGAAGTGGCGGTATATGATGTCACAATGGGGAGCTATGCAATGGGATTATATGATGAATTCTACAAGGGTAAAGAGTGGTTCATAGATAATAATCCTGAAGCGTATTTTGACTTAATAGACTAGAGTACATAACACTTGTTATGTCAGTAAAGAATAAAATATTGCATTCAGTACGGACTCCTATTTTTAAGTCTAAAGTATTTAAAGATAGGAAGAAGGAATATAAAAAAACTAATAAAAACAGAAGGAGAATAATATGAATGAATATAACTATATAGTATGGGTAGGAGGCACAGAGATGGGCCAGTATAATAAAGAATATGAGGCAGATGAAGTAGCCGAAGAGTGGTATAATGATGGTTATACAGATATAATTATTGAAGAGATAGAGGTGGACAGTGAAACACCAGCAGAGACTAACGAATGGCTAAGAGCAGGAGGGTATTAAAATGGAGACTTATAAGTTAACAGAGGAGCAGATAAAGACACTGACACAATCAGCTAAAACTGGCCACTTATGGGCTGATGAAGGCCTATCTAATTGTTGTGGAGCCAGTATAATACACACTGATATGTGTTCTGACTGTTTAGAGCACTGTGATGTGTTAAGTGAATTAGAATATTATGGAGAAGAGAATGCAGAATAAATTATATAACGTAGAGATAAAGTGGACGGGTACAATTGCAGTGGTGGGGCCTATAATGGCCTCTGATGATAGACAGGCTATGAAGATAGCACAAGACCAATTTGAGGAGAACAGTAACGGTTTTATACACCTACAGGCCACAGAATTAAACACAGACGGAAGGGAGAAAGTACAGTGAGTAGAATGACGGACTATATTTTAGAACAAGAGGCCAAAGGGGCCTTAATTTATAACACACTAACTAACTGTTATGAATCAACAAAGGGGATACATAAGACCACACTATTAGAGGAGCTACAATCAGCCCATACTGGCCTCTTAGGGGACATTAATAACCTAGGTGAGTTATTAGATAACAACAAACGACTAAAGAGGAGAATATAATGAGATGTAGAGCTTGTGATAAACAACTAAATGATAATGAAAGTACCTATAAAGACAAAGATACAGGGGAGTTTTTAGATATGTGTAATTTTTGTAGACGTAAAGGTTTTATTACTGATGAGATGTTAGAAGATGATAACACCAAATCTTATATTGAAACTTTATTTACAAATAAACAACACAACTAGTAAAAAATATGCTATAATCTTATTATAGTATATATAGTTATTAGTAGCTACTAGGAGTAAAGTTAAGTAAAGTAATAAATAGTAAGGGTAATAAGGTAATAAAGATAATAACTATTACTAGCTCTAACTAGTTACTAGTGGGTACTAATGAATATATATATAGCAGTAAAGGGTTAGTGTGGTGTCCCTTTTTACACCACCAATTATAATTCAGCTTAGCTGGATAAGGAAAAATAATATGGCAGTAGCAACAGGTGAAGCTTTATATCCATCTCTTTTTGAACCTAGAGTGGATCAGTACAATCCCCAACCAGGGATTTACTCTATCGACTTAAAGGTATCAGATGAAGAGCGAGATAATTTAATTGCATCAGGTATTAAGCCAAAGGCAAAGGACAACAACATCTTTGTGTTTAAACGTAAGACTATCACGGCTAAAGGGAACAGTTTACCTGCCCCGACTGTAGTAGATGAGAACAAACACGGCTGGGACAGTACCATTAAGATTGGTAATGGCTCTAAGGTTAAAGTGGCGTACTCAACCTATGAACATAAGGCAAGTGATGTTTATGGTCTAGGTAAATCTCTAGATGCAGTACAGGTAATTGAGTTAGTTGAGTTTTCAGGTGGTGGTAATGCACTTGATGAATTTGATGCAATTACTAAGGAAGACGTACCCTTTTAATTAACTCCTATTCTACCTCTACTTCTCCTCTCAGTAAGGGGGTAGGTAGGGGTATTTATTAATCGTCCCTTTAAGGGGCCTTTACGGAGCTTACAGAGGTATAAATATGTCAGATAAACAACAACCCTCCTTCATTAAACACGAACCTTGTCCAGATTGTGGTTCAAAAGATAACTTAGCACGTTATTCTACTGGTCAAGGGTATTGTTTTAGTTGTGGAAGATGGGAACCACCAACAGAGGGTGAAGGACTAGTTGAAAATAAAGAAACAATAATAAGAGAGAATAGTATGCAACAATTTCAAGGTAATTATGGTGATATAGCAGATAGGGGCCTAGGTAGAGAGGTAACTAAGAAGTATGGTGTTACTCTCCAGTATGGACAAGATGGTTATATCACTAAACACTGTTATCCTTATTACAATAAGGACACAAGTGAACATATAGGTAATAAGATTAGGACAGTGGCCAATAAAGACTTTATCTTTGAAGGTAAGTCTAGTAGTGCTGGCCTCTTTGGTCAGAATATATTCAAAGAGGGTGGTAAGTACATCACTATTACTGAGGGTGAGATAGATGCGATGGCAGTTCATCAGATGTTTGGTAATAAGTATGCCTCAGTTAGTCTAAGGAGTGGTGCAAGTGGAGCCAGTAGAGATATTAAAAACTCACTGGAATACTTAGAGTCCTTTGATACTGTGGTGTTATGTTTTGATAATGATAAGCCAGGTGAGGAGGCAATTAAATCTGTAGTTGATTTATTCTCCCCTAATAAAATTAGAATATGTAGACTACCACTTAAAGATGCAGGTGAGATGTTAATCACGGCCAGTATTGCAGAGTTTACTAGAGCCTGGTGGGACGCTAAGGGTTACACACCTGATGGTATTATCTCCAGTGAGGACACGTGGGATATCCTTATGGAGGATATTAATGTAGAGTCTATACCTTACCCTTGGTCAGGACTAAACGATCTGACTTATGGCTTTAGACAAGGTGAGTTAGTTACAATCACTAGTGGCTCAGGTATGGGTAAATCACAGATGACTAGAGAGTTAGAACATTATCTACTTAGAACAACAAAGGATAACATAGGTATCTTAGCATTAGAAGAGACAATTAAAAATACTACCTTAGGTATTATGTCTATTGAAGCCAACCTCCCACTACACCTAAAGAAAGAAGAGACAGATGAGGTGGAGTTAAGGAGCTACTGGGATAAGACTTTAGGTACTGGTAGAATTAAATTGTTTGACCACTTCGGTTCCACTAGTGAGGATAACTTACTAAGTAAGGTACGTTATCTAGCTAAGGGATTAGATTGTAAGTGGATTATTCTGGACCACCTATCTATTGTAGTCTCAGACCAAGAGGGTTACTTAGATGAGAGAAAACAAATTGATTCAGTAATGACTAAGCTTAGACAGTTAGTGGCCGAGACTGGGATAGGTATGTTTCTTGTGTCTCACTTACGTAGACCGATGGGTAAGGGACACGAAGAGGGAGGACAGATTAGTTTGTCTGAGCTTAGGGGTAGTGCCTCTATTGCACAGTTATCTGATATGGTGATTGGTTTAGAACGTAATCAACAGGCAGAAGATGAGCTATCACGCAACACAACTACAGTTAGGGTACTAAAGAATAGATTCAGTGGTCTCACTGGTCCAGCAACTACCTTGCAATATGATAAGTTTACTGGTAGAATGAAGGAACTGGAACTGGAGTTTTAATATGAAAATAATTTTAGATATAGAGGCCAACGGTCTACGCCCTGATACTATATGGGTGATAGTGGCAAAGGAGATAGGTAATGATGGAACAAACAGTGTATTTTTGGCTGATGAAATTGGTAGGTTTGGTGATTGGTGTAGGGATAATGATGTATCTTGCATTATTGGGCATAATGTTTTGGGATATGACATCCCAGTTATGGAAAGACTTATACCAAACTTTAAGTGGGAAGGTGAAGTAGAAGATACTTTAGTTATGTCCCGACTAGCTAACCCACAGAGAGAGGGTGGTCATTCACTGGCCAGTTGGGGTGATAGATTATTATTCCCTAAAGGTGAGCACAGTGAATGGGATAAATTTAGTTGGGAGATGGTGGAGTATTGTCAACGTGATGTAGATGTTACACTTAAAACTTATGAACAACTAAAGATAGAACTTGATGGCTTTAGTAGCGAAAGTGTTAAACTTGAGCACGATATAGCACGTATCATTCACGAACAGGTTGAGAATGGTTGGACTTTAGATGAGAGAAAAGCTAATCTTTTACTGGGGGAATTAAGACAAAAGTTATTTATCACAGAACAAAAAGTGAGAGAAACTTTCAAACCTCTACCAGTTTTTGTTGAGTTAGTTTATCCTAGTGATAAGAAGTACAACAAGGATGGCTCAATCTCTAAGAGATATCAGAACCAATTGGATAAGGGTGCTCACTTTAACAGTAAGAAGGAGTGGGGTTATATTACCTACCCTTTATTTAACTTAGGTTCGAGACAACAGATAGGTAGATACCTTCAACACTTTGGTTGGAAACCTAAACAGTTTACTGATAAGGGCAGTGTGATTGTTAACGAGGCAGTGTTGACATCAGTTAACATACCTGAGGCTAAGATGATAGCTGAGTATCTTATGTTACAGAAGAGAGTAGCACAAGTGCAGAGCTGGGTTGATGCAGTAGAGATTGATGGTAGAGTACACGGTTATGTTAATCCAATTGGTGCAGTGACTGGTCGTATGACACACAGTAAACCTAACCTGGCCCAAGTACCTGCTAGTTATTCTCCTTATGGTAAGGAGTGTAGAGAGGTATGGGTTGTACCTAAAGGTAAGTGCCTAGTAGGTATGGACGCTAGTGGTTTAGAGCTACGTATGTTGGCACATTATATGAATGATGAGGAGTACACTAATGAAGTTATACACGGAGATATACACACAGCAAATCAAATGGCTGCAGGACTTCAATCAAGAGATTCGGCAAAGACTTTCATCTACGCATTCCTGTATGGTGCAGGGGATGAAAAAATCGGGAGTATCGTTGACGGAAGCAGAGCAGATGGTAAGCAACTTAAGGCAAAGTTCCTTGATAATACGCCATCACTTAGAACTTTACGAGAACGAGTTGGAACGGCTAGTAAAAGAGGCTATCTCAAAGGACTTGATGGCAGAAAAATCTGGGTTAGGTCCAAACACTCAGCACTTAACACTCTCTTGCAGGGAGCAGGTGCAATAGTTATGAAAAAGGCCTTGACAATACTAGAGAAGTCTGCTATTATAGAGGATATAGGATATAAGTTTATAGGAAACATACACGATGAGATACAAACGGAAGTTAATGATGAACAGGCTACGCTTTTTGGTGAGCTTGCTGTTAAATCTATTCAACAAGCTGGTGAAGAACTTAATCTCCACTGTCCGTTGGATGGCGAATATAAAATAGGAGGTAGTTGGAATGAAACACACTAATCTAGTAGAAGATATATACAACCTAGCAGAGACTAAGTCTCACCCAGCTAGGGTTGATGCAGAGAAAGTAATCAAGGACTTTGGTGTTAATATGGAGACCATTATGCGTGAGTGGATTTACCCTACCTGGGATGGTGAGGTACGTATACTACGTATGTCTAACATAGGACACCCTGACCGTAAGCTGTGGTATAAGAGCCATAAGATTAAAGGTGAGAGACTGAGAGCACCTACTCTTATTAAGTTTTTATATGGCCATCTTATTGAAGAGATGTTATTGGCCCTTGTTAAACTATCAGGTCACGAGGTGACTGATGAACAGAAGAAGGTAGAGGTTGAAGGTATTAAAGGTAGTATGGACTGTAAGATTGATGGTATTTTAACTGATGTTAAGTCTACATCTACCTACGGTTTTAAGAAGTTTAAGTTTAATGATATAGAAAAGGATGACCCCTTCGGTTACATCGACCAAATCAGTGGGTACGGACACGCTGAGGGTGCAGATGAGGCACAGTTCCTAGCTATGGATAAACAGAACGGTTACTTAACTGTAACACCTGTTGATTTAATAGACAAGAATGTAGTAAAAAGAATACAACATATTAAAGAGATGGTTAAGGATGATAATATGCCGGACTTTTGTTATGAATTAGTTGCCGATGGTAAGTCAGGTAATATGAAACTACCAGTAGGTTGTTCTTATTGTGAGTATAAGAAGGAATGCTATCCCAAGATGAGAGTGTTTGCTTATTCAACGGGCCCACGGTTCTTGCCTGTAGTAAATAAAGAACCAAACGTAAGGGAGATAAAGTTATGATAGAGTATAAAGTAATAGCGTCTGATACTAGACATATTGAGAAGGAAGTAAATAGAATGATACAGGAGGGATGGGAGTTAAAAGGGGACCCATCTATTGCTGATAACAGAATGATACAGGCTATGACTAGAGAATTAAAGCCAGTCAAAGCACCAACAATTAAGAAGAAATAATGGAGTGGCAATACAGAGGAATGGCAGACAGAGATGGTAACTACTCTGTTCGTCAAGTCTTTTATGAGTCAGGGGCTATAGTTAGTTTCTCTGTTGAACCAGTACCGCCTTATGGGGAGACAGAGGATGATTTAGTAACTGATATAGCACTGATGCTTGAAGGATTAAAACAACCTTTTTTATTGGAGGGTGATTTCATACCTGAGGGTAACGATGATAACTTTACTTTTATACACGCAGATGAAAACAAATACCACTAAATATAGAAATAAATTTGAGGCTGATATAGCTGATAAGTTAACTAAGGATTGGAAGTATGAACCTTATGGTATACCTTACATTATTAAGAAGAAATATATACCTGACTTTGTTAGGGGTAATTATCTTATTGAATGTAAAGGTTACTTTAGAGTTGGTGATACACAGAAGTATAAAGCAGTAAGGGATTCACTGATATCACAAGAACTAATCTTTGTTTTGTATAATGAAAAGAAGAAAATAAGGAAGGGAGCTAAGATGAATATGGGTGAATGGTGTGATAAGGAAGGATTCAAATGGTTTACTTTGGAGACTATCAAGGAGTTAAAGCGTTATGCCTCTGCTTCTTGAAGAACTAAAAGAAAGAATAGCACTTGTTTATGATGTGTGTTTAATCTGTGATGTATTAGATATTGAACCCGAAGAAATTCTAGATCGGTTTGAAGATAAGTTGATTGATAATCTAAAGATGTTTGAGGATATAGATGAGGACTAGAGATGTATTAATTAACCTAGGTTCAGGTGCTCTTGGTGATACTGTAGCCTGGATGCCACAGATTGAGGAGTACAGAAAGATTACTGGGTATAATGTTACAGTAGTTACTACGCTGGGTTCTTTATTTAAAAAGTCCTATCCTGAATTAAACTTTGATTGGAATGGTGTACCTAAAACAACTAACCTTTACTTTAATATTGGTTATGGTTTAGATGATAGACATAAAGATATACCACTACAACAAGTGGCCTGTATGACTTTCAATATACCTTATAAAGAAATCAAACCTAAGATAGATATACCTAAGAAGTTTAAGAAGAGAAACAAGAAGTATGTATGTATAGCCACACAGTCCACAGCTCAGGCTAAGTATTGGAATAATGACCAGGCCTGGCAAGTAGTGGTGGACTATCTAATCTCTAGGGGTTATGATGTTATAGATATAGATAAGTATAAGTTCTGGTGTGGTAATAAGATACCTGATAACGTAGTAGATAAGACAGGGGACAAGCCATTAAAGGACAGAGTTAAGCTACTCGCTGGTGCAGATATGTTTATAGGATTAGGTAGTGGCCTATCGTGGTTAGCGTGGGGAGTAGGTACACCAGTGATTATGATATCAGGTTTCTCTGCACCCTCTACTGAGTTTGATTGTTATAGAATTGATGCACCTAAAGATAAGTGTAGACACTGTTTCAATAAGTTTAAGTTTGATAATGCTGATTGGAACTGGTGTCCTAGTAATGATAAGAAAGAACAATTTGAATGTACTAAATATATAGAGCCTCAAGATGTACTAAAGGCCGTTGATAAAATAAGGAATAAAGATGAATAAGGAAGTATATGTTAAGAAACGTAGTGGTGAGCTGGAGCTACTGGACTATGATAAGATTCATACTATGTTATCTCAGTGTGCTGAGGGACTGAACGTAT